CAAGCACCTCAAGACATTGGAGTTACAGGTACTGGCGGTGGCAACATCGGAATTGGAAATATACCGCAGCCAGGGGAGGATCAATTCTCTGGAACGATTAATCCAACTTCGTAGTACAGTTAAACAAGTATTAAGTTATATAAGGTAATTATGGCAAAGAAAAATAAAAAAGATAAAAAGATTGTTGGAGTAGCTGTATCTGTAGCTCCTGTTGTAGAAGAAAGAGATAAGAAAAAATCAGGGGGAGCTATGACAGAAAAGAATACTTGGGAAAAAACAAATATCGAAAAGAAAAAGAGATATGGTATGAAAGAAGGTGGTAAGGGAATAGAAGCTTTAAGAAAAGTTGCTCCAGAGGTTGTAGAGCGAATGGGCTATGAAGAAGGCGGAGACATAGACACTCAAATGGCTATGATGATGCCTACAAAAGAAGAGCCTATGATGAAAGAGCAAGAACAGGATATGATGCCTGACGAACAAATGGAAGATGAGTACTTAGATTTTATTATAGATCAATCTTTATCTCCAGAAGAAGAAACAACATTAATGACTAAATTAGAAGCTGATCCAGAACTAAGCGTAATGTTTGATAAAGTTATGGATACAGCTATGGAATTCGCAGGATCAGGGCCAGTTGACGGCCCAGGTTCTGGAGTCTCCGATTCGATACCTGCACGGTTATCGGATGGTGAGTTTGTCTTTACAGCAAAAGCTACAGAGCAAATAGGCGCGGACAGATTACAAAGTATGATGGAAGATGCCGAAGCTGAAGCAGATGCTATGAGACAGGATATGCAGATGGGTGGTGAAGTAGAAGAAAAACCTAAAGTAGATAGATTTGGAAAGCCTATTGATGAAGATATAGCTGAAGATGAAATCAAAAAAGGTATGATGTCTGTAAACCCTCGTATGCAATAAACGATAAAGCTACCTTAGTTTACTAAGCCCTTTATCACAACATTAACCGAAAGGCTACCTTTACAAAAACAAACCCTGCACAGTCGACTAATGCAGCTACTTTGTTTAGAAAGCCCTGAGTAGGAGTAAGATATGGCAACACAAGCGAAAGACGCTAATCCTTATAACGCTAAAAAGGAATGGCACAACCAAAAAGAAAAACCATTTGTATCTGCTGATGATGGTTTATTTTTTCAAAAACCTCAACCACAAGAAGAGGTTCAAGAAGAAGTTAAAGAATCAAAGCAAAGTAAACAAGCTACTAAAGATAAACCTTATAGTAAGCCTGATTACAAAAAAAGATATGATGATTTAAAAACACATTACGATTCTAAACTTAATGAGTTTAAAGCTAGAGAGCAAGAGTTACTAGAAGAAGCTGCTAAAAACAGAACAAACTATGTAGCTCCAAAGTCTCCAGAAGAACTAGAAAAGTTTAGAGAGCAATATCCAGATGTGTATGAAGTAGTAGAAACTGTAGCACATATGCAAAGTTCTGAAAGAACTAAAACTCTAGAAGAACGATTAGCTGCATTACAGGAACGTGAGACAGAACTTCTAGCTAAACAAGCACAAGAAAGGTTGATGAATAATCATCCTGACTTTGAAGAGATTAAGAATAGTGATGAGTTCCATTCGTGGGCTAAAGAACAACCTCAATCAATTCAAGATTGGATATATAAAAATGCTAGTGATGGAGATCTTGCAAGTCGTGCTTTAGATTTATATAAGCGTGATGTTGGATTAGATGTTAAAGCTAGTAAGCCTAAAAAGAAACAGTCTAGAAAAACTGCTGCAGATATGGTTTCAACTAAAACAACTGCGGTTGAACCAAAGCAGGAGAAGATCTGGACTGAAAGGGAAATTGCTGCAATGTCTATTGCTGAATTTGACAAGTACGAAGATGAAATCGGACGAGCGATTCACGAAGGCAGAGTAGTAAAACAATAACTTTTAATTTGATATAATGGAGAAGTAAAATGGCTTATAACCAATCAGATCAGTATTTCGAGCCTAGCACGGATACTAATGCCAACTTTGCCAACTCCGTAAGTGGTCAAACTAATTCGTTTTTCCTTCCTGCAGTCTACTCTAAAAAGGTTCTTAACTTCTTTAGAAAGGCTTCGGTTGTAGAAGCGATCACCAACACAGACTATGCTGGTGAAATTACTGCTTTCGGAGATTCGGTAAATATTATTAAAGAACCCGAAATTACTGTGTATCAGTATGAACGTGGTGCAGACGTTACAGCGACTAAACTAACTGACCAAGAGTTGACTCTTGTAGTTGATACAGCTAACGCATTTAAATTCATCGTTGATGACATTGAAACTAAAATGTCTCACGTGAACTTTAAAGAAGTAGCTAGTTCTTCTGCAGCTTATGCTCTTCGTGATGCTTATGATGAAGGTGTAATTGCTACTATGTTCGCAGGTGTATCTGCATCAAGTCCTAACCACATTCTAGGTTCGGACAACGCTACTGACCTAGCAGCAGGAACATTTGACGGTACTGGTAATCTTGACATCGGTTTTGGAACAAGTGAACACGATCCTATTGATGTGCTTTCGCACATGGCTCGTTTGCTTGATGAACAGAACATTCCAGAAGAAGGTAGATGGTTCTTAGCATCACCTGACTTCTATGAAGTTCTTGCAAGTTCATCTTCAAAACTTTTGTCTGTTGATTACAACGCAGGTCAAGGTTCAATTAGAAATGGTC